GTATATAAACAATATTATGATAACAAAGTGTCAATTTTCCAAGCAAGTGATTATTTAATAGTAATTCATCGTCCTGAATTGTTATCTTTAAGAACATATGGTCCAAGCAATTGGCCTACACAAAACCTAATTTACATGCACTTCCTAGAAATAAACATGAACCTTTTTGATTAATTTACGTATAAGTATTAAAATACTTATAATGAAAGTTTTAAATATACATAAAAATGGTAAACCTTGTATTTACATGATTAAAAACATTGTAAACAATAAACTCTATATTGGTTCTGCTATAGGACATTATAGACGTAAAGGACAACATTTTTATATGCTTAGAAGAAATATACATTTTAATAAACATTTACAAGATTCTTGGAATAAATACGGAGAAAATAATTTCGTATTTAATATAATTGAATTTATTGATAATATTAATAATTTACAACAAAGAGAAGAATATTGGATTAATTATTATAATACAACAGATCCTTTTATAGGATATAACACCAGAACTGATTGTAAGACTAATTTAAATTTAAGTTGGTCAATAGAATCAAGATTAAAATTTTCTGAACAGAAAAAAGGAAAACCTACAAATTTAAACTATTCATTAATAGCAATGAAGAATAGTAAAAAGATAGTAGGTATTAATCTTATCAGTAAAGAAAAAATATATTTTGATTCCATAATAAAAGCATCTAGATATTTTAATGTTCATCAATCTGTTATATCTAAAGCAGTTAATAAAAAAATAAAAACATCAAAAGGTTACATATGGGACTTTGTTGAGCAATCAACATCGAATAATTCGGTGAATTCAGGGGAAGTCCAAATGGATTATCCTGATCCAAGTGTAGTGAATGACAATTTAGTAACTACAAAGGAGCAACGACTAATAGGTGAGGAGTCTACCAATAATCCTAACACGAGCGCCGAACAACCAAAAGGTATAAATAAGACAACCTATAATTTATATCATAATATTTTGGTTGATGATATAGTCTGAACTATATAGTAATATATAGATGTATAGAATAAAGAATCTATACGATAACAAAATTGAAAGAATAGAGAAGGAGATCTAGGAATAATACCATTTGAAAACAATTTAAAACATAATCGTATTGACGAGTATGACTTCAAAAAGGAAGGTACTGCTCAATTATTATTACCAATATAGTAATATTATTAACAAATTTTAAACATAACATGAAAGATTTATTTTTTATTGGTCAACCAAATACTACTGTAACTAAATCAGTTAAGAAGCAAGAAGAAAAGAAGGAACAGGATATCCGTAGTAAAAGGATAGGTAGTTTCGCTTTTAAGGTAGGTAATTTTGATTATCTCACTGAATTGCTTGAAGATTCAGTAAAGACTCTCGGTCTATCTATAGACCCAAAACTATTAATGGTAACTGAAAATGATACCATAACTGTAGGAGTAGACAGTATATATGATATTTCTTTTGGGTATGTACCTAAGGATACTCCGGTACTTAACCTTAAAAAAGAAAAGGAACTTGTTTTTGTTACAACAGGTTTATTAGCTCTTGAAAAAGCAACTTTAAATCTTGCTTTAGGTGTTAACTCTAAAAATTCTACTAGGACATTTAGATCTTTAAAACTTGAGTATTTAAATAATAAAGAAGCAGAAGAAAAGGCTAACACTGTAGATGAAATTGTTACAGTAACTGAACAGTACATAAAGATAGGTTACGATATAATCCCTTTTAATCCTAAAACTCAGGATGCTGAAGAGATTATTACTAGCTATCTTTGTAAACTTTCGTAATAATTATTATCATATTCATTATAGGGGTTATTTATATAGCCCCTATATATTTAACAAATATACACATATTAATATGGCTAGAAAGATTTTAGTACTTGGCTCCCCGGGAACCGGAAAGTCCACTGCTGCTGAAAATCTTGATTCTAAATCTACATTTATTATATGTAGTGATAGAAAAGCCTTACCTTTCAGAGGATGGAAAAATAAATATCAAACAATTAAAAAAGAAAACGGCAAATTAGATTTACAGCAAACAAATTATTTTGAAACAAGTGATCCAGTTATGATTCTCAGTCTGATGAATGCTATTTCAGAACATAGACCTGATATTAAAGTTATCTTAATAGATACTTTAACAGCAGTTATGGAAAATGAATACATGTCTAGAATAAAAGAAAAAGGGTTAATTTTTCTAGCTCTTGTAAAACCTATCTAATTGCTGGAATACCCTTAAGATTTATAAACTACAACATAAACTTGAAATAGAGTTAAGTGTGAAAGTTAAAAATTATAAATATTGGGCAATCAGCAGCGAAGCTTCGAAAAGAAGAACGTTCAACGACTATCTCGCAAGAGAGTACACTTATATAGTGGAAACGGTAGGGTTTCAATTTAATGTAACTTTATTGAATTACTTTCGTATAAATGAATAGTAATTCAACAAGACAATGAAATTAATAAGAAAAATAAAAGGCGTACCTACTAAAGAATATGCGGCATGGAAAGCAATGAAAGCAAGATGTTATGCTCCGTGTAATAAAAATATGGGTACATATCAAAAAAATAATATTCAAGTATGTGATAGATGGATACATTCTTTTGATAATTTTATAGAAGATATGGGATATGCACCATCTAAACTTCATTCTTTAGATAGAATAAATAATAATTTAAACTATTGTAGAGAAAACTGTAGATGGGTAATACATGCTACTCAGGTTAAAAATAGGGGATCTTTTAATATAGTGATTACGTATCAAAATAAAACAATGGTACTTAAAGATTGGGCAAAATATTTTAATATAAAATATACAACTTTAAGATATCGTATAATTAATTTAAAACTATCATTAGAAGAAGCTCTATTATATAAAAGAATTTACATTAAAAAGAAATAAGATATAGTCTAATCTTATATGAAAGTATAAGTATAAATGTCGAAAAATTTAATGATACAGCTTTAAATACTTTTAATATTCTAACAGCACCAGACAATTTAAGAAGTGACTTAACTGTTATTATAACTGCTCATACAGAAAGCAATTATGATGATGAAGGAGTTATGAGAACTTCGTTTAAAGTAATAGGTGGAAAATTAATAGGACAGAAATTCGAACCAGAATCTAGATTTACTACAGTATTTTATACTGAAGTTATTCAAGAAAATGACGATTCTAAATATTATTTTCTCACTAAAAATAGTGGAAAAAACACTTGTCGCACTCAAAAGGACATGTTTACAGAATTACGTATTCCAAATGACTATGCCAGCATTTTGAAACGTATGGATGAATATGAGATGGAATAGTAAACATTAACTTTTATACAATAATAACATGAGTAATTTATATCATTTTGATGACGTACTTAAAACAAATCTTGATAAACCAACTTTTATAAAAGCTGGTATTGTAGAACCTTTGTTTCTTAAAAATGTAGTTAGTGATACCGGTAAAAACGGTAGTAACTTTATAGCATTTTATTTTGAAGACGAACACGGTAATAAAATGTCACATACAGAATTTGAACCAAGTTCTCTTATTCCAATGAATGAAATGGACATAAAACAAAGGGAAGAATTCTTAGGAAAAGTTGAAAACCAGAAAGAAAGAATCAAACAGATCATTAAAGCTTATTTACCTAACGAAAAATTTAATTATAAACCTGATAGTTTTAAAGAATATGCAGAAATTATAGTCAGGATTTTGAAGGGAAAATGTGAAGATGTTCCTGTTAGAGCTAAAATAGTTTACAACGATAAAGGTTTTACCACTTTACCAAAGTATTCTAAATACAAATTCATTGAACCTACTAGTATATCTAAGGAATCGTCTAGAATTAGTCCTTTAAGTATAGACGTATTTACTAGGCCTGAAAAGCCTGCTCCTAATGTACACAGTAAAGACAATGTATTAGAAGTTGAATTCGAAAAAAACGAAGTTAAACAAACAGAACTGATTGAAAATACTGAAGATAAGAAAGAGGATCTTCCTTTTTAATCAGTATATGACATAATTTTACTATATTAAATTAACAAATTATATAAAATGTTTTTAAAAGAAACTAACAACAGATTAAGAATAGTAGATTTTGATTCTAACGAAACAGTTAAAAGTCTAGATCCGGGTGTTTATAATCTAGATATTGATGTTCACGAATCATTGTTTGGAAAAACAGTTGAAATGTTTGTAGAACCTAATAATTCTTTTAAAAAAGGTAAATTAGTAAATGTAGGCATTTATCAAACAGTAAATAGTTTTATAGACAATTTCTTTTCTAAAGAAGGAAAAGAAGTTAGACATGAAATGGGATTACAGAATAGGTTTGGTGCTATGTTTAAAGGGTTACCAGGAACAGGTAAAACTTTTTTAGCTGGAATGGTAGCAGAAAAATTAGTTAAACAAGAAAATGCCATATGTTTATTAACAACCAATTTCTCACAGATAGATTTTCCAAAGCTTACAGATACAATACGTAAGAATGGAGATCCTAATCAGTTATTAGTATTCATATTAGATGAGTTTGAAAAGGATTATAAAAATTGTAACGAAAAAGAATTATTAGGATTCTTAGACGGGGTGAACAGCAGAGATAATATAGTAGTATTGACTACAGCTAACGCTATAACCAAATTACCAGATACTCTATTAGACAGACCTGGAAGATTTGGATTAGTTATAGATTTTGGTATACAAAATCAAGAAGTATTAGAAACTCTAGTAGATGGTTTAATACCAGATAAATATAAGAGTATACTTCCTGTAAAAATAGCAGTAGAAATAATACAAAATATACCAGATCTTACTGTAGATAAACTTAAATCTATAGTAAATGATTGTTTAGTTAATGTACTTAAGAACAAAGATATTTATGAAGTCGCTAAAGCATTAAATTCTAATATTGTTTACAATAAGAAAACTTTAGAAAAAGATAACATTATTTCTATACCTGTTGGAGAAAGAATTGATGTCGATCGTTTACAAAGTTTAATATGGGACATTGAAGAAGGAGATGTAAAAGTAAGTAAAAACGATACTTTAAGTTTAGTACAATTTATAAATTTTATGGGACTTAAGTATAAAATAAATGTCAAAAAACCAAATAAAGCTTTACCACAAAAAATTAAAGACGATGCTCAGGAAGTAAGACCTATTTCTGAACAGTCTTTTAATGTAACAATCAGTGAAGAAGCTTTAGAAAAAATGACAGGTCTTAGTTTGTAAAAATAAGGGGGGAAAATCCCCCCTTTAATACTATAATAATGTTATATTATGATGGTTTATATAATTGGGAAGACTACATAAAACATGTAATTACCCCATTTTCAGTATTTACTTACTATATAGGAAGTTCTTTTGATTTAGGGAAAGTATTTAATAGTCCGTTACGTAAAGATGATAATCCATCATTTTCCATCTTTTCAGGAAAAGAAGAACTTTTATATAAAGATTTTGCCACAGGAGAGTCTGGTAATTGTATAAAATTTGTACAAAATATGTTTGGTATTAGTAAAGCTAAAGCAATAATAAAAATATTAGCAAGTCTTTATGATTATAAACCAATAACAGATAAAACTGCAACAAATCATTTAAGTAAAAAACATGAATCTTCTTCTATAGACTTAAAAACTATAGACTTTACAAAAGAAGATTTATCTTATTGGAATAAGTACTATATAACTAAAGAGACTTTAGATAAATTTAAAACTTTTAATACTCAGTGTGTATGGATAAATAGTAATATAGTATGGGAAAAGACTAAAAAAGAACCTATTTATACTTACATAATAGACAATAAAATTAAAATCTATAGACCTAAAAGTAATAAGAGTGCAAAATGGGCAGGTAATACAACCCAAGAAAACATATTCGGTTTACAGCAATTACCTGATAAAGGAGAATTGTTAATAATAACCAAATCTGGAAAGGATGTTATGGTATTGTACGAATTAGGTTATAATTCTATATCTCCAAATTCAGAAACATCATTAATACCAGAAAATATTATAGACAATCTTAAAACAAGATTTAATAAAATCATTGTCTTAATGGATAATGATACTGCAGGTAAAAAGGCAGGAAACAAATATAACAGTATATATAATCTAAAAGATGTTTACTTAGATAGTGATCAAAAAGACATATCAGATTATATAGAAAAGCATGGTATTGATGATACTAAAAAAGTAATTAAATCGTTACTAAGAAAGTAACTTTTTATTATATCACACGTACAATAAATAAAAACAAATGTCTAAGGGTAAAAGTAAAACAAACGCTATTCCTACTCTAGTAGATGGTATACAATTTAAAAGTAAATTAGAAGCCTATTGTCATGTTAAACTTAAAGAAAATAATCTTAAAGCTAAATATGAAGGTAAGAAGTTTACTGTACTACCAGGATTTAAACTAGAAGAGAAGAAAATACAACCTATTACTTATACTCCAGATTTTGTAGGTACAGATTTTATTATAGAATGTAAAGGATACCCTAATGATTCTTTTCCATTAAGATGGAAATTATTTCTTTATTATCTATATAAAAATAAATCTAATTATATTGCTTATTTACCCCATACATATAAAGAGGTAGATGAAGTAATTATTAATATTTTGAAGAAGAGAGAAAACGATGTTAGGAAAAGAGACAAAAAAATACGTAGTAAACGGTATAAGCAACTCTTCTCTTTCTTGGTTTGAAGTATCGCCTAGATACTTTAAAGATAATTGGGATGGTACTATAGAACGTCCAGACAAAAGTTATTTGGATGTTGGTACTAAAAC